TGAGACTTGATTACCAACGATTCATGTTCTTCCGGGCCCCGCTTCTGTCTCACGGCCCAAAAGAACATCTTCAACGGTTTCCGGATACGATCTGGATCGCGCCGAAAAACATCATCGATGCCCATGTCCGAATTCGCTCGAACCCGGCCTGTTAGTTTTCTCGCCACGTACTCTCCTCGTTAATCTCTCTGGAAGCGTTTCATGAAACGGTCGATTTGATGACGTATCGAGGTTCGACCACCGCCGGGACGCCAAACTCGCTCACCTTCCAGGCCCGAACGATATCCTGTTTGAACTCCCAATCACTGTTGGCCGGGAGTTGCTGCGTGCTCAACGGCCAGACCTCCATGTATCGGAATGCCTTTCGGAAATCGCCCATGAACCAATCGGTATCCGTCGATAGACGAGCCGCCACATAGGGACTGGTCAAGATTTGCAGATCGCTCGCTGTCGCGCCGCCCATGTTCGGATTGTTCAATGGATTCGGGCTGAGAGTTTCGAGGTTGGCGGATGAACCGCGGACCTGGGTGGCGTTGATGATTCGCCGAGCGGTGTAGAGCAAACTGCTCGTGACGATGATCTGCCTGGCGTTGATGACGATCGGCTCGCCTGTCTCTGGATCTGTCATGGCATCAAAGGCCTGCATCACGGCTTCGATATCCGTGTAGTCCGAGAGCGCGTTGGTTGCCACCAGATTGTCGAAATTGTGGGGCGCTGTGGTGCTGTCCAAATACGTCGCTGTGGCAGCTGATCCGTTGCGCTTCCATGAAGTCGTCACGCCGAGCACCGTGTCCAGGACACGTTTCTCCTTGTTCATCCGCATGGTCGTCGTGATTGTATTCGCGCGATCCAACAGTACGCCCGTGCGGTCCGCGATGATCAATTCTTTGCTGAGCGCGAGAATATGCCCGCGCTTCACCGGTCTGGGAGTCTCAACGTAGGCCTCTGTGATGCCGGTCAATGGATACGGCTGCGTTTCACCTATGGCCTCGGCGTCGTCTCCGACCGCCGAGATTCCAGCGATCTTCTCGCCATCCAGGAAGGCCGTGGGGACGTTCGTCACCAATTGATCGGCGATAAATGCCGGATTGTTCCAGGCGTCCATGATCTCGTTGTAGACGATCTGGCCGGTGATCCGGCTGAATGCCCCCGTTGTCACGGCCCCGGCACCGGCTTCCGAAAGTTCAGTCACCGAGTAGCCTCCGTCTGGAAGCCAACTCTCGATGATTTCCCGCCCACACCGGTCGCCGTGCGAATCAGTGATGAAATTCTCGAATAATTGTCGCACCGAAAAATCGTGGGGGGCAACGTTTTTCTTCTTGAAGTCGGCCCTCAAGTCCTTCCAAAATTGGTCTTCATCTTCTCTTTTTTTGCGGGCTTGCTCATAGAGCCTGCAGTAATCACGGGTGATGCGATTTGCCATCTTTTTCCTCCAGAGAGACCACCCGACCGCCGCAGGAGAACATCACGGCGGTCGGGCAGTGGGTGACATGCAGTACCGATTACTGCAGGACAAACGTGTTAACGTATCTGCCAGCAGCCGCCGTAATCGACGTCTAGCGTCTGGGCTTCGCCGGCTGACGAATTCTTGATTCCAAAAAACAATCCCATCTCTCCAGTGCCTGCTGCGGGATCAGACAAGGTGATGATGTGCTTAATCAAAAGGCCGTTCGTGTCCTTGCACTGTTTCCAGTTGTAGCCACCATCGGGATCATGGTAGTACGTCACACGCTTATCCGTCGCGGAAACAGCTTCGACGTGAATCATGTAGGACTCGTATCCCGTTCCCACGCTGATATCCGTCGTCGTCACAGTCTGCGCCACAGACGAGGCGGCCGTGGCCTCGACGGCCAAAGTCGCGGCGCCGGAATTCTTGAAGAACATCGCACCGTGATAGGTTGCCGCTGGCCCAGCTTCGTCATCTTGGATTGTGTCGGCACCTGGGGCATCGATCAGTCCGAACGCAAAGGCCGCTGCGTTGGCGCTTACCGTCGTCAGCTTTATCCGAGCGATGGCTTGCAATGGCTTGTCAGCAGCGAACTTGAAAAGTTCGTTGGTTTCCAAGTACGCTTCGCCATTGTCCGCGGTGCCGGCAGTGAGAGTTACAATTCCTCCCACGCCGTCCACATCTATAGCGACCGCGGCTCCGGTGTCCGCTGAAGTCTTGAGCCAGACCGTGCCATCGACGAAATCGATAAAATCGTCAAACACACCGAACTGCCGGATGTTGAGAAGGGCCGGTTCATCGGCGAGAACTTTTGTAGCCATGTTTGTTTCCTTATTGGTTTGCGTTACCGAAACGAACCGCTTACGCTACCGGTTGAAACTTTCCTCCAATTCTCCGCGCAATTGCGCGTACGAAGTTGAACCCTGTTGAGGTCTCGGCGCCATGTAGGGCCTGATTCCAATCCTGGCCGCGTCAGGAAGTGATTCCGCGAAGGCATCCATGTCTTTCCGGTTGGCCTTGCTGCGCAACGTCGTCAACTGTTGCTCGCTCAGCGCGGTCATGTCGATCCGATGGGCGCTAATGCATTCCATCAGATCGGTGCTCTTCTGCAGGTCAGCCAACTTGCTTTCGAGAGCAGTGACCTTTTCCTGTAGATTGATTGCACTCTTTTTCTGAGATTCGGCCGCTTCCGCTGCGGCTTTTTCGTCCACCAGTTTTTTGTCCGCAACCTCCTTGTCAGCGGCAATTTTCTCGGCAGCGATCTTGTCCGCAGCCGCCTTCGCTTCAGCGGCCTTTTTTTCGGCGTCAGTATCAGTGGCAGTCGCCATGAGACTCTCCCTTAACTCGTCCAGAGAAAGCGAGTCGTCACTGACGATCGCCAGCACCGACTCGCACAGTTGCTGACGCTCGAGGTTATGGGACTCAAACAAACCCTTGGTCGTAGCCGGATATCGAACCAAATCCACGCTCGTCACCCGCTCAATCTCCTCGACAACGCTCTCCCCGTTCTCGGCCCCCAGCAGGCCATTGGCGACATGAGAGAGACCGAGTTGTTCCGGCATGCGCCTGGCGGCTTCAAGGAATTGCGGTGTGTAGGGATGCGTCTTCAAATACTCGAGGTCGCCCCATAAAGCCCGTTCTCCGAAAACCACATTTTTCAGCCGGCCGAACCCGTCGCGCACCCTGCGCTCCTCCACGCTGTGATCGACGTTGACGCCCATCCCCTCATAGAGCCTTACCGCTTTTTGGAGCGCGGCCTCCTTATACCGCCGGCCGTTGCTGCTGATCGTGCCGAGGACTTTCACCCGGCGGACGATGCCGGCTTCCTCGTCGATATTGGCCGTGGTCCAACCAACTTTTTCCATCAGCAGCATGGCCAAGCCTCCATCATCGAAAAACTCGGGCGAACCAACGAAAAAACGCCGTGCAGGGGTGCGGCCCCGCACGGCGTTCGCGTTGACTGGTGTCACGAGCGGTAGCTAGCCGCCAGTGTCGCCCGGTTGTGCTGTTACTTGCCTAATTCTGGCATCCTACCATTTTGTCCAGGTTCGTCACCCTGGGGTTGAAATTCCTTGTCCCCGCCACCAACTGCCAAACCGGCTTTGCCGAGCACGCTGGGATTCAGTTGCTCCGGCAATGGCGGATCCTCTTTGAGCATCGCTTGCTCGTGTTCGTAGTTCAACTCTTCCTTGGCGGACCATGTCTGTTTGCTGACCAGGCCCCGCTGGAAGAGAACGTCCCGGATTTTGGTTTCCTCGAGTCGATTCCGGATATTTACCCGCGGTGCCTTGATCTCAAGTTCGATCCGAGTCTTGAGATCGGCCAAGGTCTGGATTCCCCATTGTGCGAACCGTCCAGCCATGACGGCGACAGCCAGCATCTTCCATTTTGCCTCTGCCATGAACTCGATAAACCAGACCTGCTCCGCCTCAATGGCTTTTACGAAAGGAGTTTCCGCTACAAGAATTGACGCGAAATTTGTATTCCCAGCGTTCGATGAAATGATGAACTCTGGCATGTTCCACCGGACCGCGACGTACCGGAGGATAGCCTGTCCAACGTCGATGAAGACCGCCCCAGTGCCCATCGGGCCCGGTTTGTAAACCTGTCCCGCCCT